TCAAAGCCTTTGTCAAAGCCGCAGAATCAATCATAGAAAGAACAAATACTGAAGCAGTCAAAAGTCCAATGGCTTTAGCAATTTTCATTAAAGCGTCAGCCTTGATGTCAGTTTGCATTGCTTTGAAAACACCAGTAAGTTGACCAAAGGCTTGCTGAAGTTGACCAAGTACTCCGCCAGTCAAATCAACTTTGATTCCACCTTTAAGGAATTTGTAAAGAATGGCTGTAATTCCACCGAGCAAACCGACGTTTATGGCATCAAGAACCGAGTTGAAATCACCTTTTTGCATTCCAGCAGCAATTTTAGCCCAAAGTTCCTTGAACCAATTGCTTATTACCATCCAAATCTGATCCAAAACACCCATAATTCTTGATAAAGCCGTTTGGAATGGCTTCCATATGTCTGCAACTCTTTCGAAGAGTTTCTTCAAATTCGCAAATCGATCTCCAATGCGTCCAAAACTGCTTTCTATTCCTTTTGCTGCTTTGGGATTATATCCACCAAAGAATTCACGAATACCAGATATTAAACCCTGCAAGAAAGCGATTGGAGCTTGAATTGCATCACCAAGAGCCAGGAAGAAATTATGAATCCCTTGTCCCTTAACAAGACCTTTTTGAAGATCGGTAAAGAAATCACCGATTCTCGCAAAGAATTCAAGAACGCCTGGACCTGCTGCTCCGGCCAAAGCTTTGCCAAGATTGAGAACAAACTTAATGCCCTCTTTGAGGACAGTCCATCCAATACTCAGAATGGCAAAGAACCCTCTAAATATGCGCATAAATTCATTTGCAGTAGTTCCACCAACTTTAAGATGTTTAGTGAATTCCAAAAATGCATTCGAGAACTTGAGAAGAGCGGATGTAGCTGATGGAGGGAAGATTTCTCGGAATGCTTTGAGTCCTAGTCCCTTGATCTTATCAAGAGCAACCCAAATATTCACAAAGCCTTTAGTAATTATTGGCATTGCTTTCTTCAAATTACTAAAATCAAGACCTTTGATACTTTTAACCAGTTTTGCGGTGGACAAAGTAGTTAAGAAACTCCATGCATCGATAAGAGGCATGATAGCATCTTTTACTTTATCGATTGCCGGTGTAAGAGCGTTAAACAAATCACGCTGCTGTTGCAACTGAGGAGTAAAGAATGCTGCGCCAACTCTTGCTAGAGCGGCTCGCATGTTTGCCAAGGAGCCAGCATACGTTTGATTAGCTTCTTGGGCGTGCGCACCGAACGCATCGTCCATAGCCTTTGAGAACTCTTTAAAACTGATTTTCCCGTCACTTGCCATCTGACGGATTTCAGCTTCACTCTTGTGCATCTGCTTACCAAGAGCGGCAGCAGCATTCAAACCTCGCATTGAGATTCGCTCGAGCGTATAACCAGAAATTTTTCCTTGACCTGCCGCTTGAGTAAATACGTCCGACATCTCGGCGAAACCAGTATTGGTCATAGCCGCAACGCCAGCAACGCCACGCAACGTCTTATACATCTCGTCGCCGGCGTCAACGCCAGAAGCACCGAACTGAGCAGCCGCCTTAGCTGCCTCGTCGAGTCCGTATGCAGTACCTAGGACAGCTTTACGAGCACTGGCCATGCCTTTTTCAACATCCATGCCAATGCCGGCAAACAAGAACTTAGCTTGCTCGAGATTCAGAGCTCTTTTCTTACCGCCACCAATGATTGGATCAAGAATATCCCCACCAATTTTCTTAGCCATTCCAAGTGCAGACGTAGTTATGCTTTGAATGGCAGAGAAGGCAATAGCTCCCATAGCTGTAAATCTATGTGCAATATGGTCAACGCCTTCAGCTATTGAAGAAAGATTGATACCCTTAGCCGCTTCATTAATGCTGGCGAAGCCTTTTGTTGCGCCTTCAAGCTTTAAGGCTTTATCCAATTGAGCGAGGCTGTGTAGTGAAGCATCTACTTTGCGTTCGAAGGCAGCGTTATCGAAATCTAGTCGTACTACCCTATTGTCTACACTAGGCATTTCTCACCTGCCTCCAAACATCCTCGACGATTCTGTCAAAAACCGGCTGAATTGCAGGATTGATATAATCCCGACCTTCTACCCAACCACCAGTTCCAGTACCGTGGCCATATTGAACAATAATCGCAATATTGATTCCACCTTCTACATCAGTGTTAAACCAACTAATAGAAATACGACCTTTTCCATGCCCAATTTGATAACCCCAAGAATGAGCTAAGAGTCCAGTGTCCACAGGAGTTGCGGCTGCCAAAGCATCAACTCCAATACGTCCATAGTGCTCAATACCGTCAAACATTTTCTCAGATTGTAAATATGATAAAAAATCGGTTGTTTTCTTCCATGAACCTGAGGACTCAACGCGAAACATAATTACGGTCCTGCAAATATCATCATGTTTACTGTCATATACTTTGGACGATGTTCGTATGGAGTACCTGAACCAGCGTTTGCCGTATTACCAGTAACTGTGTGAGCATGATTAGGTGCTACACTTGTAGTTCCAGTAAATGTAAGACCATATACGGTTGATGCTTGACCGAGACCAGACGGTGTATCAGCATGATTACTCATGTGAATAGCGAAACTATAGGAACCATTAGACGGTTGGTGAGAGTGAGAACCTGCTGCGGACGTAGCCAATGATCCTTTAGCGTGAGCGTGAGCAGGAAGATGCGCCACAGCAAGAGAAATCATATCATTTCCGCCAATTTCCCCCGGGGCATTTCCGCTAGAACCAATAATATGACGTCTTGAGGTATCAGGAAGGATAATATCGGCTCCAGTTTTCCATCCTGCTGGAACTGCTGCAAACAAAGTAGGATATAAAGTAGCTGCATCAACAATTCTTTGACCATTCATAAGGAACCAACCAGTAGAAACGGCCGTAAGAATCGTCATACGCATTTCACCAATAATAGGACCTGGTCCGGCGGGTCCGATGGGTCCAATTGGACCTGTAACACTTCCTGCATTTATTTGTGATCCACCTTTTGTGGTTAAAATAAGTTCGCCGCCTACAATATCGGCATCAACAATCTGATTATTATCCATTTCACTCATACGTTCAGCTGTTAGACCAGTTATGGTAGCCATATGTCCTCCTCATTCTTATCACTGCTCGAAATTGTGTAAGTATATGCGTCAATGTACTCTGCTGTATCAGAAACAATTTGGAAAGTATCTTCATCGAGCATAGTGATGACATCTGGCTCTTCACTAGAAGCCGTCCACGTTCCATTACCATTATTTATGATGATAAGACGATCCCACTTCCGAATAAAGGAAGAAAGACCCTTCAATGAGGGCAAATATGCATTCCCGTTCTCATCACCATATAGAATTGACTCAATGTCTCTAAGCAAATGAGGATCCATTTTACGACTATCAAAGACAATATGCGCTGTTGGACGGAAATTCTCAATTTCTTCAGGAATAGCAGTAACTTCCCACTCGAAATCAACTGGATTTATAGTATCAGATATGGTTTCACGATTTCTATCTGATGGAAGAGCAATAAGATTATACAAAACATGAATTTTGTATCCTGTATAAAGCCCGTTGATGTCATCTCCGGTAACAGTTTGATAAGATAGTCCAAATCGAGACGGACTTTGATTTTTAATGAAGAAACCGGTTTGATCTTCGAGTGTTCCTTCACAGAAAGCAAATTCTTCAGGATAAGTAAAGGCTTTTATTGTTCCTTGAAACTGACTGATTGTTACAATGTCATTGAATTTGACTCCATCGAAGTAAACTGGTTCAACAGCACCATAAACTTTCTCATCGATGGCTGTTAGTCCATTCCAAGAAACACCGGAACCGTCGGCCAGATAAAGAACACCTTTACTCACACCAGTTTCGAATAGGTGATCACCTGGTTTATCCCAAGTAAGTACGGCCATTTAACCTCCTATCCGCTCGTTCCGTATTGTGCTCTTCTAATGGCGTTGAGTTCACGATTTCTACTAGCAATTTCATGTCGAGACATTTTGTTTGGCTTCGAATTCTTTATGTTACAAACACGAATCAAAGAAAACAGTCGATTTAAATGCCAGTATTCACATTCAAACGGAATATTGAAAGCAACCATCCAATAGTAGATCAACTCCGAAGTAATTATTTCTCCCTGTCCCTTACGTTCTGGCATAGTACCAAACGTAGTTGCGGACTCTTTCGATTCTATGTAATCATTTATTGATTTTACATTACCAGTCGAAAGCCTTGTGAAGAAGTCTGGAGGATAAATCGGAGAGATAATCATAGCCTCAATGTATCCTCTGATCTCTTCTGGAGTTTTGTCCTTAGAGGTGAGGAAAGGTTTTTGGTATTTTGACTCCCATTTTGACAGTGAGATCAAAGAATGCTCCAGCTCCAATTCAAAACTTACAAGATTGTGAAACTCTTGAGTTTCATTATTGAAGAGCTCAGTTTCTGGAACAACGATTTTAAGCATTCTTCAATCTCCTAGATTAGTATCCAGAATCTGCTGTAGATGCGGATGCTTCGTCTGCTGCTACGCCGCCACCACCAGCAAACATTGCAAGTACTTCATCAGGTGTAGGCAAGTGTGCCACACCAAGGGTGTCATCCCCATATAGTGCATCTTCGAGAGTCCCAAGAGCAACATCATCTGCCGTTGAGGAGTCAACAACAATGAGTGCCGTTGGCTTGTATCCGGCTACGGGTTGTGGAGTTGTGGTAATTGCCCAACTGAAGGTAATAGCTGCGGGAGAATCATTAATGGTGTTGTATGCCTTCTCCGACGGAGCGGCATTGCAACCATAAACAAGGTGAAGCTTGTATCCATGCTCATCACCATTGACGTCATTACCAACCCTTGAGCGATAGGACAAACCAAACATCTTACGAGGCTGTTGTCCAAGAACAACACCTTCGGCCGGAGTTGCCAATCCATCGAATTGCGCAAATTCGTCCGGATAAGTGAAAGCCTCGAGAGTACCGCCAAACTCCTCTGCCGAGATAAGATTGAGGTACTTGATGTTGTCTGCGTACTGAGCATTTGAGTCAGCACCACTCGGTGACTCTGTGACTGTGGTCAAACCATTCCATGCAACTCCGGTAGCGTAAATTCCCGTAGCATCTGGAATGTAAAGGACGCCGTGGTCAACACCGGTTTCGTAAAAGCGTTCGCCGACCGCATCCCAAGCAAGTTTAGGCATTCTCTTTCCTCCTTAGAAGAAAAGTTTGAAGACATCGTGATTGAGGTTGTCTGCTGTATAAAACCGATCATATATACACATAGGTAACTCTGCGATTTGATCTGGAATTTTGCTATCAGGATCTTTATCAATTACTGTAAGCAAATATCGCTTAGTATGCCTATATGGTTTATCGTCAGCAAAATTCGTTACTTCATAATCTCGTTTATAAACAATCGCAGGATACTTCATTTGCACAGATGGAGGTGGTTGAAAATATACCTGATCGGTTTCGAGAATGTCGGTCAGGATGGCATGAAGATCAAGGCGTGGAGCCATTATAAACACTCCCGATACTCAGAATGAGTCGGGGTTCCTTGACCTCAACACTAGGAACGGTCCAAAGAACCCCTGCCCATTGAACGTATTTTATCTTTGCGAAGTGTTTGATGGCAAACTCGTCGGCAACAATACTAATCGAGTTACCAACGTTAATATCATCGTTAAGATGTTCTCCAGGCTCCAATTTTCGTGTGTTTCTGGTTACATCGCCATAATATTCAATTTCAGTAATAGTATCTTCCCACACACCAGAGCCAGATGGAGTTTCTACAGAATCGCCATAACCAACTTTTCCAAAGAATCTTGCCATCTCAACCCCTTGCTGGAGTTATTCGGTAGGCGGCTTCGGTGCACGCTTGCTCGATGCTTCTTCGGTTGTACCACCAGCGTCAGGAAGTGATCCGTGAACCGGAGGGACACTCTGTCGTGCATTCGGCGGCTCAGGAACAATGATGTGCTCGGTGCCATTGGGCGGAGGAACGAACGTGCCTTGCTCGACTACCATTGCTGACTTCAGTTTAACCAAAGCTCCAGAACAACGGGTCTCGATGAGATACTTGTACTGGTTGTAGTCGATGTCGAAATCGTCGAACAAATTGACTTGGCCGCCTTGGTCAGCACCAATGACGTAGTCATTCATGTTCACAATGACTGCCAGAGGATTGCCTGCGCCTGGGTCGAAGATGTCAACCGGAATAATCGATGAAACACGGATTTCGGAAGCAACTTGGTCCAAAGACGAGTAAATACGACGACCCAACGTGTCCTTCAGAAGCATAAATTGAGAAATAAGTGTTTCGCTCGTGTACATCGCCGGCATTCCAGAGCCACGGTACTGTGCACGATATTGAATAATGGCGTCGATAAAGTCTTGAATGCCGCCCGTTGCCAAATCAGCAAATACCTTGATCGTGAAGAGATCTGCATCAGTAGCAATCGGACGAATACGGTCTTCCAGAATCTTGTCAGGGTCAGTAATGTTTCGACCATCACCAAGCAGGACCGCACGTGCAAGCTCTTCATCGAGCATGAGACGCATTTCGCCCTTCATCCAGGCGACAACATCGAAGTCTGTGATGTCGATGATGTCATCCCGATCGAGCTTTTGCTTCTTGTAAATGGTTTGCGGGTTTGTTTCACGACGAGCAGTGCCGTAGAACTCTTCCTGCTTCTCTGTTCCAGTAATGTAACCCTTTGCACGAGCGTCATCATACGTAAGGTCAGCCCAATGAGTCTTGACTCGACTGAAAGGCGTCTTACGAGCGCCATTAAGAACCGTGTTCACCCATTCAGTACGACGGGTAAAGAATTCGGGTGCCGATGTAAGAGCTTTTGCCTCAGGAAAGAGCGTGTCGATCTGATTAATGCCATGAGCCAAAGCGTAATTCTCGACTGCTTGCTTAAGTGAACCATTCTTAGTCGCATCGGCGACAATCGACTGCATGTCTGAATGAGAAAGAACTGGAGACTTGTCTTTCTCATCCTTTTCGAAAACGTTTCGGGTCATTTTACTACCTTCCTGATCGGAATCGTCGGAGCCATCGAGATTGTCTTGCTGGACGGTGCCATTACCCGAATTATCCTGCTCAAGGGCTTGCCCAATCAAGAAATGAACAACGTCCTTTTGCTTATCCGTCAAAGAATCATAAACGTCTTGGATGGTCTCCTCACCCGTTTGATTTGAAGTATCCGTTTGATCAGTAGTGCCTGTTGTGGTAGAATCAGCGTGCTCAAATTCAAGTTCAAGACCCGTGTAAATAATTACTTCATCATCGAGCAGAACATCTTCACCATCAGAGTGGCGAATAGTAACATTTTCGATTAGTGCTCCTGGGTTTGCGCCAGACAACACCAAACTTACCTCACGAATTGCACCGTGAAGAACTCTGCCGGACCGCTCTACAAGCTCATTTGCCCAAATTGACAACATGTTGATGTCGCCATGCTCAAGCAAACCCTTTGTGTGGACGGCTTTCGCTGAAGTATTGAAGAATCCATAAGCGTAAACGCCATCATCACGATTTTGAAGAACGGCATGGCCGAGAACATTCTCAGGGTCCGTATGACCATGCTGCCAGACAAGAGGAACCTTCATATTATCTTGATGCTTGAATGCCCCAGGCATGATGGTTCGACCATCGGAGCATTTAAGGCCCGACTTGGTCGCGTAACCGCTGAAGTCCGCTTCCATTTTGACCGTTCCTTTCAAAAGAGTTAGGCGCCGAGTTCGCCCCCGGATTTACTGCCGGTTTTACGGTGTCGTTTGGTTGCGGCATATTGCTATTTACAAGTTTATCCGCTTTAGGATCAGTGCTCGGTGGAATACCCATGAAGCTTCGGATTTCATTTGCTGTAAGAATCTCATTACGTGTGAATTTATCAGCAATTTCAGCAAGATCCTTAGCAGGAACCAACTTGAACGGATCACGGAAGTACTTAATCCGTTCACTATTCTGTATACCTAGAGGGCCAATGAAGGATCTTTGCATGGATTCAACAACGGCATCGACAATCGGTTCGATTGATCGATTAAAATAATTGATCATTGATTGTTCGTTTGCGGTACCGTTCATTACATCTTCGGTAAGACCCAATTGGTTATACAATAGATTTGTGAGATACTCCACTTGCTTGAGGAGGTTGTTCTCGGCCGGTCGATTGAGCTGAGTGATCTTCTCAGTACCATCGATATAGGCAATGCCGTATGTGCTTCCTCTTAATTGAAACTCAATATCTTCACGACGTGACTCTGCTTGCTGTCGTCTGGCTTCAGATTTAATAACATATGGAAGTTGAATGATGATATCCAATTTACCAGAAGCAGAAGCTTCGTCAACAGAGTCAAGAAGACCCAATTTTCTAATCAATCGTTGAAGAGTTGAGTTTGGTTCGTTCATAACCGAATACAATGGATTTTCAATGATTGCTACATTACGTTTTTCAAGTGTAATTTCTTCACGAATTCCACGATTCTCGTTATAAACACTAATACGAACGTGTTTTGGATACCAAGTAACAATGTCACCTACTCGTAACGTATAAATGTCAAAAGTTTCGTTCGTATTAGGATTTTTAGAAGTGTCTACTGGAACAAGAGCTGCTACACCTTTATCAAACAACGTTAATGCGATATCTTGACGAAAAGCACGAGGACTTTGATCGAGATTTGGTTCTAAAAGAAGACAATCATTCAAAGAACTCTGCATGTCCTCTGAATATCGACCTTTATCATCAATTTTAACGTGTTTTACAACAAGATCGGATACATCGATCGACAATCTCGTGTAAATTGCTGAAATAATCGAACGTTCGTTATAAATTTGAAGTTTTGATCGAGATGGAGAAGCACCATAGGAAGCGGTGCCGCCATATTCGAAAGTTCGTTCAATATCGTTGTTGTTATTTCGAAAAGCGTTCCAAACTCTCTTAATTCGATCCAAAATCGGCACTCATCACCTCCTAAGCCTTCTTAGCCATTTGTCTCGCAATCACCCTAGCTGCAAACAAACCCCCAACAACACCAAGAGCAGCGTAGTCAGCTCGTACAGTAGTTTTCTTTTTGGCATTTTTCGATCGAACTGGAATTAAATCTGAAACTCTGGTAGAACTATAACGTTTTACCAAATCTGGGACTGTTGCATGGCCAGTTTTAAACCTTGTTAACTGACCACTAAGACGTTTGGCTTTTCTTGCGGAACCACCAGTAATTCCTCGACCCCTAAGAAAATCGATCGGTCCTAGATTTCCAAATCTAGGAGTAATAACTCTTACTTTAGAAGCTAGTGGACCACCCTTTGTACCCGCTCGCTGTAAAGCTTGAAGTCGTCTTTCTCTTCTAACACCCCACTTCATTCCTTTAGTACCGAAATGCTCTAGATATACATCTTCATCAATGATCATTCAAATGCCTCCTTGTTAGCCTTGTAAGCAACGTATGCATCCATCATAGCGGAGACATTATCGATTTTTTCTTCCGCACGTTTCTTCAAAAGCTTTCGATTACCATTAGTATCTTCCAAAGTAACGGCATTACCCATGGCAAATGACATGAGTTCTTGATCAAAAATCAGTTTTCGTTCTTCTGCGAGGATTTTCAACTCGCCAAGAGGCACCGATTCGGTCTTGGATCCTTGAATTACTTTCTCAATCCCATAAGCACCGTTTTCAGCTTCCCATCGAGTAACAAATTCTTTAGCATTATAAGGATCAAATCCAAAACACCGTACATCATAATCATTCTGTTGAACGAACGCGTCCAGATCATCATAAACTTCCATCATGTCCAGCACGGTCCCATCAAGAACCTGCAAACTGCCCTCACGAACGAATTCTTCGTACTTCATTCGCATAGCACCAGGAAGCTTCATCAAAGTTAACGATGTAATGTAACTTCTAGTCTTTACCCCAAACGAGAAATTCTGAAATGGAAACAGCAAAGTGAATGCACAGAAGTCATCGCCTTGCGAAAGATCGGCCCCGAGCGCGCATGGCATACCCCAGAATTCTCTAGTTTGGTGAGGAAGAGTCTCCTCATATGTAAAGAAGTAAGTGTATCCTTCCATTGGAATGCCAAACCGCTTAGCTAGGATGTCATTCCTAGAAGCGGGAGCTTTTTCAGCTCTTTCAACATCTAAATGGTAAACATCATACGTAACAGTTTTTCCAATGTTTGGATTTGCCTTAGGCCACGTCGATGGATCATTGATTTCTTCAATTTCATCGAGTTTGTAATGCCAGATTGAAATGTGTGGCGCTTGGTACTCACCACGAAGTATCGTAGCAAGTTCCATTTTGATTGTGTCTCCTGAACCGTTTCTCACCGTTCCTTCAGAGCTGATAGCAACAATCAAATAGTCCTCCATCTTCGAGGCACCTTGTTCGATTGCTCCAACCACATCTTCTCTGATGTCCCCAGACAACCATTCGTCAATCGTAGAGACCTTTGGGCGAAGTCCTTGAAGCTTATTGATCGTCATAGGACGTACCTCGAGCAGGGATCCGGTCAAGAAGTTCTCAATACCTTTCTTGGTGGATGCCAACTTAACCCGTTGGGCTCGTGATCCCGTGGTGTTTTGTAAAGAACCCTCGGTGAGGAATTTGAATAGTGGTCCTCGGGATCGGACGATTGCGGTTCTGAATGGTGACATCACCTCTTCGGCTTGCTTCATGGTCGGTGAGGTTGTGATTTGGTGAGTTGTTGCGGTATCGACGTTGAGGAAGTAAGCTTGAATGCAACTAGCGTACATGGATTTGGCTGCACCACGTGCCACGATGAGGTATTGTTTAGTCGTCAGTCGCTTCTTGATTAGTTTCTTTACGTAATGTCCACCTCTACCGTTTTCATTTGGTGTGTAAACACTTCGTTCGATGAAGAAATACCAACCAAAAATTTGTTCAGCCCAAAGTTTAAAAGTATCAAGAAGATGAAGATCAGTCCCATCAGTTAAA